GGTAGTTCCTTTTAATGTAATACCTCCACCATCAGCCGTTACATCTGTAGGACTACTAACTACACCCATCTCAATGTTCTTGTCTTTAACACTGAGGGTTGTACTGTCAATTGTAGTTGTTGTTCCTTGTACTGTTAAGTTACCACCAATATTCGTATTACCACTAATATCCACGGCAGCATTTATATCTACTAATGTAGCATTTAGTTCTATTTCATTGTTAGATGTTATGTCTAATAGTCCAGTAGCTGAACGATTGATGCGTGTTGCAGCACTTCCAAATGCTAAGTATTTTGAAGAATTAAGAATTAACCCTCCATCGTGAACGTGTGTTAAATTAACTTCACCATCATCACCGAAAAGTAAAACAGCTGAATCAGAATCTAGTGATATATTATCTTTGACAACTAAATCATCGTTGATAACTACATCATCAGAACCAGTTATATCACCAGTGACAGTTAAACCACCAGCAACTTCAACGTCTAAATTATCTTTGAATCTTATAACTTCATTGCCATCGTACTGTTGGAAAATAATATCTTTACCATTTATAAGAGGTTGAAATACTACATTACTACTTGAAGTAGTTATTTGATGTGACATACTGTCATTAATTCTAAACCTTATTACATTATCTGTACCAAAATCTATGTAGTTATGTGTATCTCTACCAATATATCCGCTGATTGATTGATTACCTGTTAATGCTAAAGTCGAACCATCGAATGTCAAGTTAGCTTCAGTTGTTACTGTACCATCAGCATCATCTGTAATAAGTCTGTTAGCACCTCCTCCAAACCCTACCTCTGTTAAATCTAAAGTCACTGCATCCGCAGACACATCTAATCCTGTGCCTACACCTACAGCTAAAGTAACTGCCCCTGAATTGCCACCGCCCGTTAATCCGTCACCTGCGGTAACTCCAGTAATATCACCAGCAAGGTCAGATAAATCTACAGTCCTTTGTGGTTGACTGTTAGTTTGATTTAATTGTAATGTACTACCATTTAATACTAAACTACTTACGCTTGAGCCTGCACCTGCTTGTATTTTTGCTTTACCGTGTGGTAGTATTTTTCGTGATAGTGGCATTATAATATACCTACGCTAAGTAGGTTAAAAAAGATTGTGGGGGTTTTTATACAGACCCCCAACTGTAAACCTACTCCGAAGAGTTGATTATCTAGCTAGATACTTATGGGTTATAGAAAATTACACCAGTTTCTGGTTTAATAACTTTCAAACCGTATCTCATTGACATATATGAACCGACGATTCCGAAACCGGGGTTTGCTTCCTCGACAGTCATTCCACGTCTTTCTACGTAAGCCATTGGCTTAACTGACAAATCAAATACACCGTATCTGGTTGGTGGGACATATGCATTGACGAAAATGTTCAATCCATATAAAGAACCAATCAATCCAGTATTGTTCAATGATTCTAAGTTGTCTGGGAAAGCTCCTCCACGAATTGGAGAGTTACTTGCTCCCTGTGCAACTGTAAAGTCAGCAAGGTCCAACAAAGTTTTGTAGTGTTTTGGTGAAATAACGATTGAGTCTGCATTGTAACCGTGTTGTCCAATGAGTTCAATACCTTTTGTTATTTCAGACAAAGCTACTGTGCTAGCAGTTCCTGCTTCAACGTAGTGACTTCTTTTCAAATCAGCGTCAGAGGCTAATCCATAGTTTGTAATACGTCCACCAAGGGCTGTACCACTACCGATAAATCCACCGTAGACGTTCTTATCAAAGTCTGCGATTCCGCCAGTTCCTTCTTCTAATGAAGCTTTGGCGATATCAGCGTTACTGATACCAGTTTGGAATGTAGCATCTCCAATACCCATCAAAGCGTATACGACGTGTTTAGCCATATGTCTGTCAACAGCTCTGCGTGCTTCGTTTAATGCAAGTTCAACTTCGTTGAATCTTGAGTCTTCTATCATTCTGCGTGTTACACCTACTGCGATACCCCACTCCTTTACAGATACTCTCTCAGAGCGCATCTTGGTGTGTTGGTATGATGGAGTGCTACCTTCATCGATAGCTTCCATATTCATTGAAGGCATTGCGAATGTTAAATCTATGTCTCCGCCAGTGTCGGTTGTCATTGTTTCTGTAAACAATTGAAGGGCTGGTAAGTCAGTGACTTTGTAGTCCTGTAGAGCATCTTTGTAATCAATTAATACTCTTTCTCCAGTTCCTCCGGTTGCTGCATATGCTCCGACATTATTGGACGTTAATATTCCTTCTTGTGTTGTTACCATATTTATTCACCTCTTAGTAAAGTATCACCTTACAGACATCATCTGCACCATCTGCTTCTAATGCTTGTGCTACTTTAACTCCGCTACTGTTGTGAGAAACGAACTTACCAGTATCGTGTGCGTTCAATTCTTCACCTGCGGTTATTGTTCCTACGGTGTTAACTTTTAGAATAACACCTCTACCAGTCACGACGTTTACCAAGTTACCAGATGTTGCAGCGGTTAGTGCTACACCAATAATGTGTGAACCACTTGCTGCTGGAAATCCTAGTGTTCCGTTAGCAATAACGGATAATGCATCTCCTGCTGCAATTGTTTCATTTGCGGTAAAAGGAAAAATACGTGCTGGTGCTCCACCATCGTTAATTATAACTTCTGTTGCCATATTTAATTACTTCCTTATTTATTTCCTGTTCAAACGGATTCTTCCGTCTACCATAGAGAACATTCTCTCTACTTCAGGT